CGAGTCGGCTTCATTGAGCGGCATACGGTACGAGTCTGCGGAGGAGTCCTGAATCGCAGGCATATCCTCCCACTTGCGCACCTGATTGATTGAGAGCCATCCCTCTGAAATTCCCACGCGGTAGGCGTTAAAGCGGCTTTCCGTTGAGCCGCGGAGGAGGGCGTCCATTGAGAATTTCACGAAGCCTTCGGGGAATGGGATCAACGTTGAGAGCGCACGCTCCACCATCTCCGCAAGCGGCCGCAGGGTAAAGCGCACGAAATCTTCAGAGAGCTGCTCGACCGATCCGTAGCTCATCGCGCCTGGAGTGGTGACGGCGAGGAGCGCAGGCGGCACGCGGAAAATACGGGCGATCTCATTCACCGTGAATTCACGCGAGCCGAGGAGCTGCGCATCTTCGGGACGGAATGAGAGCGGCTTAAAGGTTGCGCCGCCCGAGAGCACGCCCGGCGTGTGGACGTTAATACCCGTGTGGTGGCGAAGCCATCCCTCTTTAATCGCCTTCACCTGATCGGCGGTAAGCGATGCGGGCGTCTCAATGATGCCGCTCGGGGTGCTCGCCGACGCGAAGAATTGCGCGGCGTAATCGTCAAGGGTGAGCCCGAGAGAGAGCGTGTTGCGAAGCGCCTCGATTGGAGAGATTCCAAGATCGTGCCCCGGCAATCGGATCAGCGGGATATGAAGAATCGTCTCTGGCCCGAATTCGGTGCCCTCTACGCCGCCCGTGTGGTGGACGGTGTAGATCACCTGCCGACCACGACGCGAGATAGTAACGGTGCGTGGATCGAGCGTCCTAACCTCGAGCGGCTCTAGCGTCTCGGGATCTTTTGGCGCATAGACGAAGGCATTTCCATTGAGATACATCGAGACGATAATTTCGGAGACAACGGATTGGACGCCGACCGCCGGCTCCTCTGGCATTGGAGTAATAAGCCATTCAGGCTTCGCTCCTCCGGGGCGGTAGGGTCGGCGCTCACCATTATCGCGACGATAGGCGTCAAGCGGCATCGTAGAAATAAGGTCGGCAAGAATGCGCACGCACGCCCAAGCTGAAGCGAGTCCGAGCACGCGCGTCTCATCGACGCGAGTGCCGAGAAGACCCGGCACGCGATCGAATGCGGATGGGATCAGTCCCATTCCCGTGAGGTTACGGGCTTCGTTTCCGGTGCCGAGTACGCGGCGAAGGATGCTCATTTCTTACCTCGCGTGTAGCCGATGGCGATTAGGGCAATCCCCGCGAGTCCGACGATGGTCGCCGGGTGTACGAGGTACGCCGCCCAGAGTAGCATCGCGAGCCCCGCAATTTCCAAGAGGTTAGAAATCATAGCGATATAAACTCCACGCTAGTAGCGGGCTTCGCCGCCTCTGACGCATAGTAGCGCGCCCGATCGTATGCCATCACCGCTGCTACCGCGAGATCGATCTTGCGGGGTGAGCCGCGATGCTCCTTGACGATCCTCGGCCCGAAGCGATCCGTCTTCACCACGGCATTCTCTAGGTGCCGGGCAAGCGCGGCGGTGAGAATCTCATCTCCGCCGTAGTGGAGCTGCTCCTGCGTGACTGCCTCAAAATAGGCTTGGCACGCTCCCACCATTCGGCTTGGGCTCTGCGGATAGTGGACTACGGGGAGCCCCTCTGCCTCTAGTGCCTCTAGCGATCGCGCCCATCGGAAAGGATCGGCGGCAAGCTCCACGATCTCATAGCGTTTCCCGATCTCTAGGATCGCAGCTTCTACCTCGCCGATATCCACCCTCCAATGGGGATCGTCTAGTGGGCGCTCGAATAGGAGCAGCGGCTCTACGTGCCCATCGAGGGTTGCGCCTACGAGCACGGTTGAGTCTCCATCGAAGGAGCCGTCGAAGGCGACCACAATCTTTTCGCCCGGTTGGATGCGGCGCTCCGTCGCGAGGCGTGCCCACGATCCTGCCGGGAGCCACGAGGTTTTCTGCGAGACCCATCGGCATAGCCGTTTCGTCTCGTACTCTTCTCGCGGGAGTGATCGTGCGGCCGCGGCAAAATCCTCGGGGTCGAGAAAGTCCCCGAAGGCGGGATTCGCCGCCTTCGCCGCTTCGGGCGAATCCCACGCGAGCTCTTCGGGTGCCGTGAAATAGCGAAAGAAGAAGGCGTCATCCTGCGTCTCGCCGCTCTGAATACGCATCCCGTATTGCCATAGCCGATAGCAGAGAGAGTCTTGCCCGCGGCTATCCGTCTTAGATCCTGCCGTTGAGATCCCGAGTACGAGCGGATTTTTTCTCGTGCCGCTCCCGAGATTGACGGTGCTCCATAGACGATCATCGGGTTGGACGTGTACCTCATCAAAGACTACGGTGGAGAAATTGTAGCCCTCTGCTCGCGAGCCTTCGGATGAGAGCACTCGTAAGACGGAGCCCGTCTCGGGGTATTCGATTACGTCGCGGATGACGTGGAGTTTTCGTGAGAGGATCGGATCAAGCTCAACCATTCGCGCGCACTCGCGAAAGACGATGCGAGCCTGCGCGCGGTCGCCTGCGACAATCGCGACCTCCGCCCCAACCTCCGTAAAAAGCGAGTAGAGCGCGATGCCCGCTGCTACTAAAGATTTCCCATTCTTACGTGGCATTAGAAGAAGGCCGCGGCGGTATTTGCGGCGACCGTCTTCACGGTGGGCGAAGATCTCATTCAGGAGCTCGCGCTGCCACGGGCGCAGCTTAATGAGCTTGCCCGCTTCATCGCCCTTAGAGAGACGGCAAAACGACTCTATGAAATCGGCGACTACCGCACCTTCACCGTTAGGCGCGGCGGGCTGCTCGGATGATGGCGTCGAGCTTGGCGGTCGCCGAATTCGCTTGGCCATCAATCTCTCCTCTCAGCCCCACCCGGGCTGCGGGCGTGAGCCCAATCTCGCGGGCGTATTTCTTCACCGCATCCGCATTATCGCGGACAATCTGGTGGAGCGGATTCTTTACAAAATTCCCATCGCGCCCTTTCAGGAGCGGCCCCGTCTTCGCGAGCATCTGCTCCGCCTCAACGTACCTCGCGTATGCCTCGCAATAGAGGCGAAGGATATCCCGATCCGCAGCGGTGAGCACGCCCGTCGCGCCGAGCGCATCGACCACCCGCTCCCATACGAGCCGGGCATCGGGGCGAAGATCATCGGGCGCGGTGAGCGGCCCGCCTCCGGGGATAGGCTCGGCGTAATTAATCACGCTCGGACGTGTCTCTCCCGATAGCAGCTTCAGTCGCGTCGGCTTCGGTTGCGGGCCGCGTGTCCCCATCGTTACCTCCCCGGCGAGAATACCTCGCCGCAGCTCGGGCACGTGACCTCGCGCTTCTTCTCGGACGGGAGCCCCATCGCCTCGGCTAGACCTGCCTCATCTGCGACGGTGGCAAGGAGGGCTTGGACGGCCGCCTCGCCCGAGCCGACGCCCTCGAGCAGATCACGAAGCCGATCCTTATCGGGGAATGCGAGGTCGCCTACGGGATCGAAGGTAGCGAGCACGAGGCGCTCTTCGTCTTCGGAGAGCTCGACGTAGGAGACGGGAATCGTCGCCTCATCGCGAGAGAGCGCGAGCTCGACGCGGAGGTGCCCGTCAATGAGCCGACCCGTAATCCGATTGACGATGACCGGGGCGACGAAGCCCACCTCGTCGAGCAGGCCGAGAAGCGCATTCCGCTGCGCGGCGGGGTGCGCCCTGAAATTAGCAGGGTTGGCAAGGAGCTGATCGGGTGCCTCTGACCCCGTGCCCACGATGCGATTCTCGAATGCCTTAGTCATTGGCGCAGGTTAGCCGATCCGATCCTGCCGCACAAATAGGACTAATCACCAAAATGGAAAAACCCTCGCAGCCGTGCGCGGCGTGGGGGGTCGGATACTGCGTTGCTGCGGGTGCGAAAAAAGAGACCCCTACCCCCTCGCCAAAGAATTCTTCTTGACTCCGAAGCGCCCGTGGCACGGAACGCATCGGACGATGAGGTTGATCAGATCATCCGTGCCGCCGAGGGATCGGGGCGTAAGGTGATCCACCTCAAGATCCACATCGCTCGCACCGCACGTCGCGCAGAAGGGATGGCGAGCTCGAGCCTCACGGGAGATTGCGCTCCATTGCCACCCGTAGCCCCTGCCCTTACGGGTATCCCTCGGCGTATGCGCCGGACAATAGGAGTCAAGGCTCACGCGGCCGCAGCGGAGGCACGGCTTCTTCGGCACTATGCCTTTCCGAAATCTGGTAGCGGTAGCAGCGGCGCAAGGATCTTGGCAAGGTGCTCAACCGCGCGCTCGGATGCGTCTACGAAGTTAGGCTCGAAGATCGCATAGGAGATCTTTCCGATCGGCTCCTCGAGATTCTCTACCACCTGATCCACCCTTGCGACGATCAGGTGCGTAAGCTCGTGCGTGAGGATGAGCCTCTGCCTCTCGGCACTCTGCGTAAAGAAATCGTGGGCGATGCGCAGGTCGGCGGTATAGCGTTGCGGAGCAGGATCGATATCGGCGTGCGCCGTTACGTCGGCGGCATCGCGCAGCACGGTGACCTCCCACGCTTGGAGTCCGAGGATATCAATAGCGTCGGCGACCCACGCCTCGACCGCCTTATGCCGTTCCATCCTTGCCACGCGACCTCCTACGTATATGGAGCAGGAGTCTAGCGGCTCCAATCCTTTCCGACGATAGGGCGTGCCTTCGTCGCCCG